ACAAGCATTTCTGATGCTACTAGCAGAACATACGGCAACGCTTTTTCAGGTACTAGCGCTAACCCAAACTGGAAAAGTTGGGGAAGCGGTACACATACTAATGCACAGTTTAGAAACGCCACTAACGTAGTTGGAACGATTGTTACTACATCTACAACAACCACCTACAACACTTCCTCAGACCAACGCCTCAAGGAAAACATTGCAGACGCGCCTTCTGCTTCTGATGACATTGACGCTATTCAGGTACGTTCGTTTGATTGGAAAGCTGACGGTTCACACCAGAAGTACGGCATGGTTGCACAGGAACTACAGGTCGTTGCACCAGAAGCTGTGGCAGCACCAGAAGACCCTGAAGAAATGATGGGCGTTGACTACTCAAAGTTAGTCCCAATGCTTATCAAAGAAATACAAAGCCTACGCGCCAGAGTGGCACAACTAGAATCTTAACAGGAGACAAACATGACAACTTGGACAATCTCAACTTTAGAACGTGAGTTACAGGGCGATTTAGCGGGTGGCGTTATCGTAGCCCACTGGCGAGCTACTGCATCAGAAACCGTAGGCACTGGCGATGACGCTGTAACTTACTCAGCTTCATCCTACGGCACTTGTGGGTTTACCCCAGACCCTTCAGACCCTTCATTTGTTGCTTACGACAGCATCACAGAAGACATGGCTTTAGGCTGGTGCTGGGACAACGGGGTTGATAAGGATGCAGCTGAAGCATCTTTGCAAGCCAATATTGACGGTCAGATCACTCCGACTACGGCTGATGGCGTACCTTGGTAACTTTTTAAGGTTTATTGTAATTAGTAATGCTAATATAATTAACCTGATCTTCAATCACAACGAGGTATGAAATGACCCAAGAAGGAAACCCGACTATAACCGTAGACGATCTGGAATATGACCTAGCGTCCTTGCCTGACGAAGTAAAAGAGCTGTTAATGCTTCATCAACAAGCTCAAGGCGCGATGCTTAACGCTAGGCGGGAGTCTCTAATACAAGAGATTGCTGTTAATAACATAGCCAGTTCGATTTCTGCTCGTTTAAAAGCCTTAGAGGAAGAAAGCGATGTTGGAGAGGGAGAGCTTGTCTCCTGACTTAGAGGATAGAGTTTGGACCGCTATTAGCCGGTTGTCGGTACACGAGGCTATGTGCGAAGAGCGGTCCAAAACAATATTCCATAGGTTAGAAGCGATTGAAGACCATCTTCAAACGCTGAGTCGGAATGTTTTTATTGCTTCGTTTGCCCTGATGTCTGGTATGGCGGGGGTGATTATAACTTTGTTATTAAATTAACGGTGGCTCATGACCTATTTCAAACTAGAGAGGTTTTCAGGTATTGCTCCGGGGGTTTCTCCCCGCTTGTTAGCAGAACAGTTCGGGCAAATATCAGAAAACATTGACTTTGAGTCCGGGGCAATTAAGCCCATAACAACTGACAGCGCTTCAGTTCATACTTTGCAAGATGGTTCGAAGCAATCTATTTATTACTATCGAGAAGCTAGTTGGCTTGAGTTTGCCCAAGATTATGTACATGCTCAAAAAAGCCCGGTTCCCGGCGATAGTTTAGACCGGCTTTACTGGACTGGAGAGGGTACTGGAGCAGGCGCTTACCCTAGAATGGGTACGGCGGATAATATAGTTTCTGGAGTAAATGGATACCCTGAAAACTCTTTTCGACTCGGCGTTCCTGCCCCTTCAGGCACCCCGACGACTACAAAAAATGGTTCGGCGGATTCGACTCAAGCTCCTTACGATGTATCGTATGTCTATACTTTGGTTACAGCAAACGGTGAGGAAGGGCCACCTAGCCTAGCTTCTGCACCGATTGAGCTTACTGATACTGAAACTGTAACCGTAGATACCCCGACGCCAGCAAATGCTTCAGGCAACTATAACTTCGGTACTGGAGCACTAAAACGGTTATACCGAAGTAATACTGGTAGCACCAGCACCCAGTTCCAGTTTGTAGCCGAAGCGGATTTTACAGAAACCACTATACTTGACGACAAAGACGGTGATGAACTTGGCGAGATCCTTCCAAGCACCTACTGGATTGGTCCTCCCGACGATAACACCAGCCTATACCCCAATGGCCCGTTGCAAGGGCTAACGAGCCTAGCCAACGGGATCTTCGCAGGGTTTACAGGGAACCGGTTGTGTCTTAGTGAACCATACCTTCCGCACGCTTGGCCGATTCAATACCGTATAACACTAGCTGATGAAATCGTAGCAATCGCAAGTGTATCAAATGGCATCATTTGTTTGACAAATGGCCGCCCCTATCTGGTAACAGGTACAGACGCCAGTGCTATGAGTGCGGTTCAATTAGACATAGCTCAGGCTTGTGTAAATAAACACTCAGTTGTCGATATGGGTGACTATGTTCTATACGCATCCCCGGACGGGCTTGTAGCCGCCGCTGGTTCAGATAATCAGGTTGTGACTCAAGGTCTAATATCCGTTAAACAATGGAATGATGACTTCTACCCAACCACGATTAAAGCCTTTAAACACGAAAACACCTACGTTGCTTTTTACACAGATGGCTCTAATTACGGCGGCTGGGTGTTTGACCCTAGAGCAAGCGAAGCGGCTATATCAACCTTAAGCCGAAGTTCACCTATACGTGGTGGATACATGAACCCCGATGATGGCGAGCTATATTTTATTATTGGTGGCACCGTTAGGAAATATAGAGGCGGCACCACAAATAGTGCCGCAACTTGGAAGAGTAAAAAGTTCCTAGCCCCTAAACCTCTCAGCATGGGCTGGGTGTCCGTGAAAGCTGAAGCTTACCCTGTAACAGTAAAGGTTTGGGCAGATGGTACGTTGATCTCAGACTACACAATCAGTTACAGCAGTAACGTATATACGCAAGTTACCGCTACACCTTCAGGTATCAGCAACGGCACTTTAAGAGAACCTGTCATGCGACTACCAGCAGCGATAGGTAAGGAGTGGGAAGTACAGGTGAGCGGGGCAGGGACGATTAACGAAGTGTGTATTGCTCAGTCTATGGATGAGATCCAAAGCGCATGACCTCTAATGTAAGGACAAACGATCCTACAAAGCTACCGGGTATACCTAAAGCTCCTGCCGGTGCTACTGCTGAGGAAAAACGGTGGTATGACACCATAGCTCAGATTATGGAAATACGGCTAGGGCTTAGGGGCGATCCTAGAGACCGAGCTATTACCTTACGAGAGCTTATATCATCAGGGTTAGCTATAGATTTAAAAGCATCACCGTTTAACCCAAATGCAATTGGCGGGGTAAACATTGGCTTTGGTAACCCGCAAGTCCCTAATCTTGATAAGCCCCCTACGCCTACAGGATTTACTGCCAACGGTGCCTACTCTCAAGTTAACTTGTTTTGGGACTTTCCCCTTTATCAAAACCACGCACACACTGAATTGTGGCGGGGATCGACAGACATAATTGGTGATGCTCAGTTATTGGGTATTGAGTTAGGGCGTTCGTTTGTAGACGCTGTTGGGTCAGGGCAGAGTAACTACTACTGGATTAGGCATGTTAGCCAAGATGGAGTATTCGGGTTTTTTAACTCTACAAGCGGTACTCTGGGAGCAACAGCGGTTGATGTAGTCCTATTATTAGATGTGCTTAATGGGGCTATTACCGAGTCCGCGTTAGCCCAAGCTCTTACTTCTAAGCTAGACGGCTTCGAAGAAGACATTGCTGACCTTGAGACAACCTTCGGTTCTACCGCCGCTGCGGCAACGAGTGCGGCTGCGGCAGCAGCCAGTGAAAGCGCAGCTATTGCGGCTAAAACAGCTGCGTTAGGGGCAGAAACAGCAGCTGTCGCAGCTAAAACTGCAGCTTTGTTAGCTCAAAGTAATGCTGAAACGGCAGAAGATGATGCCGTAATTGCGAAGACGTCTGCCGAAACGGCTAGGTCAGGCGCACAAACTTCCGAAACAGCCTCGTCAAATTCTGCTACCGGTGCTGCAGGGTCTGCATCATCGGCTGGCACCTCAGCTACAGCGGCAGCTAATTCTGCAACTGCCTCTGGCAACAGCGCTACAGCAGCAGCAACATCCGAAAGCAATGCTAATACTTACGCCACAAATGCTGGGACAGGAGCGTCGGCGGCTAACACGGCAAAACTTGCAGCAGAAACGGCACAGTCAGGCGCAGAAACTGCGGAGACCAACTCGGTAAGCAGTGCTAATAGCGCTGCTGGATCGGCATCAAACGCCTCTTCTTCTGCTACTACAGCAGCTAATGCAGCTAGCGCGGCTGGAGCATCAGCTGGCGCAGCGGCAACCAGCGAGGCAAATGCTAGTGGTTATGTCACAGACGCAGAGGCTGCTTCTACAGCCAGCACCGCTGCAAAGGTAGCGGCAGAAGCCGCTAGAACGGGGTCTGACGCTTCAGCGGCTGCTTCAGCGGCTAGCGCAGCAACAGCATCTGCTTCAGAGTCGGCAGCTGGACAAAGTGCTTCTGCAGCAAATACAGCAAAACTGGCAGCTGAGACGGCTGAAGCAGATGCATTGACCTATAAAAACCAAGCTGTGAATTCTGCAAGCACCGCGGCTGGCTCCGCAAGTACAGCCTCGCAGCAAGCTGGATTGGCGTCCGGTTCCGCAACAGCTGCTGGCAACTCCGCTACCGCCGCTTCTGATTCAGCAGGCACAGCCTCAACAAAAGCTGATGAGGCGTCGTCAAGCGCTGACGCTTCTGAAGTCTCGCGGCTCGCCGCCGTAGCGGGTCAAGCAGGGGCTGTGAACTCAGCAGCGGCTGCTCTGGTTAGCGCAAACGCGGCGTCCGCAAGCTCAGGGGCTGCTGGGCAGTCTGCTAGTACCGCGTCAGCACAGGCGGGTATTGCAACCACTAAGGCAGGCGAGGCGTCTACATTTGCTGCTAATTCTGCTAATTCCGCTTCAGCAGCAGATGGTTCTGCTACAGCGGCAGCGAGCACAGTAAACGGGCTGACAGCCAGATTAGACAATGCAGGCGGCACCGGCGTGACCGTTGAACAGCAGTTCACTGCAAACGCCTCTTCGCTAGGCACTCTTGAAGGACAATACACCGTTAAGGTTGATGCTAACGGGGCGGTTGCAGGTTTTGGCTTGGCAAACACGACCACAAGCTCTGGCAACAACACTAGTGAGTTCTACGTAAACGCTGATCGCTTTGCCATTATGCGCGGTGGTAATGATACATCTGCTGCTGTAACGCCCTTTACTGTTCAAGCTACCGCTACGACTATTAATGGCATTGCGGTTCCAGCCGGTGTTTATATGGATGCGGCGTTTATAAAAGCCGCCACAATTACAGCTGCTCAAATAGGCTCCGTAAACGCCGACACAATTACTACAGGAGAACTAGATGTTGCCAATTTGATTACAGCTAATGCAATTGACGCTAGCAAGCTCAATATTGATGGCTCTTCAATTACATCTGTGGTCGTTAACGGCGTTCCAACGCTTCAAGTCAACGAATTGAATGCCAATGTCCTCACTTCAGGGGTTCTAAATACCAGCCGCATAAACTTGGACGGAGCAACCATAACCGCTAACGCTAGCGGTCAAGTTCAAATTAAAGACCTTGGGGTGGACACACTTCAGATTAAGGGTCAGGCGGTAACTATCCCGACAAGTGCTTACAGCACTGGGGAAGTCAACAACACCACTGCTCAGACGGTTACATGGACAAGCACCGGAGCGCCTACATTCGTTGCTGCATCTTGGACTCAAGACGGCTCAGGTAACACTGGAAACTATGGCGGAACAGTACAAATTAAATACGGGTCTACGGTGCTTTGGACGCAGAGTTATACCCAACAAGCTAACGCACGAAAACAGCAGCAGGCGGTAAACATTTCCTTCACTCCATCAGTGGGGTCCGCGACAGTTACGCTGGTATGCACAAATACAGACGGCTCTTACAAGATGAGCAATAGGTCGTTGTTCGCGCTGGAGACCAAGAAGTGAAAAACTTTATTGTGTACGACACCAGCGGCGCCATATTGCGAACCGGCACTTGTACTGAATCTGACTTCTTTCTACAGGCGGGTGAGAACGAAACGGTTATAGAAGGCAATGCTGACGACGCTACTCAGTTAATTGTCAATGGAGAAGTAACAGCAAAAAGCGAGCCTTCAGATGCTGAAAAAAACGCCGCTGTTATGGAGGAATTAAGAGCCATTAGAGATAGAACATTGGCATGGTGCGACTGGACTCAATTTAACGACAGTCCTTTGACTGACTCAGAAAAAGCTGAATGGGCTACATATCGTTCAGCCTTGAGGGATGTTCCCTCTACGAACGCCAATGTTACATCGATGGAAGATGTTGTTTGGCCCACTAAACCCTAAACAGGAGCACACCATGCACAAAGGTAAAAAATGTTACGTCAATGCGCCCCCCGGAAAGAAAGTCGGCGCTAAGAAGCCCAAGAAGAAAGGCTACTAAAGATGTGGCAATCGTTGATTGGCCCCGTAGCAAATCTTGCTGGCGGCTGGCTAAAAAACAAAGCCGAAGAGAAACAAGCGAAGCATGAGGCTCGCCTTTCGGTTATTCAAAATGAAGCCGATTGGGAATCGAAGATGGCAGATGCTTCTGCTCACTCGTGGAAGGATGAATGGTTCACCATTTTACTTTCATTGCCATTACTGTCTGTTGCCTACAGCGTAGTAGTAGCTGACAGCGCGATAGTAGCTAGGGTCAAAGAGGGTTTTGAGGCTCTCAATCTTCTTCCTGATTGGTATCAATACATGCTTTTTTTAGCAGTGTCAGCGAGCTTTGGTATTAAAGGCGCAGACAAAATAATGAGTATGAGGAAGAAATGAACTTCAAATACTTCACTCTCGATGAGTTTAAATGCCAAGAGACTGGTGAACATGGTATCAAAGAAGAATTTGTTACAGCGCTCGATGCGTTACGTGATGAATGTGGGTTTCCTTTTCGGATTACGTCTGGTTATAGGTCTCCTAGTCATAGCATCGAGGCCAAGAAGAAAAGGCCGGGCCAACATGCTATGGGGATTGCTTGCGACATCGCTGTTAATGGCGGGAATCAGCGCATCATTATTGTAGAAAATGCTTTGAAACTTGGTTTTTCGGGGGTCGGGGTTTCTAAGACATTCATACATGTGGATATACGAACAACCTCTAAGATGATGTGGTGTTACTAAATGGCAAAAATAACTATTACAGACCTAGAACCTAACCAGCTGATAACTGTTTCGCTGACAGAAATAGCTGTAGACTTTTACCCCGATGATGATGATCCTGAAGAGGACATTACGGTAGAGGAAAGACGGATCAACAACCTTGTAGGTCTACCCAAAAAGACTGCGTAAAAAGTGCGTAAATTACGCAATTGAAAAGTAAACAACGGTAAACAACGGTAAATATGAGTGCGTATTTAGGTGCGTAAAACCGCTGAAAAGCACTCGTAAGCCATTGAAAAGTAAACAACAGTAAGAAACTGGCGGAGAGAGAGGGATTCGAACCCTCGATACGCTATTAACGTATACACACTTTCCAGGCGTGCTCTTTCAACCACTCAGACACCTCTCCGTGTTGACTGGTACTGCTCAATGAGCTGATGAAGCCGCCCCAGTCGCCTAAGTCTAACAAGGGCAACGCCACGACACCAACGACTAAAAGGGAAGTTTTTAAAAAGCTGACGATTTTCGAGACAGGGGCGTTGCTCAGGCTTTATCGTCGGGTCATCCGCAGGCGACGGCGCTCTTGTTCTCGC